TTCACAGCAAGAGGGTGTTTAATTTATAATTCAACTTCAGTTACAGGTTTCACAGCTAACAGAGCAGTGTGTGCCGTTAATTTTGGTGCAGACAAAACTGTGACTAGTGGAACTTTCACTGTAGAATTTCCAGCTCAGACAGCTACAAACGCAATCGTTCAGATAGCATAGGAGGGTTAGAATGCCCGACGTTGCATCAGGATGGGGCCGATTAACCTACGGACAAGCTAATTGGGGCGATGCCACAACTATTGGAGAAGGTTGGGGACGTACCACATGGGGCACTCAAGATTGGGGCGGCTCACCTTACGTTCTTCTTTCTGGATTATCTTTAACTGCATCAGTTAATTTACCCACAGAAAATATAATTGTTAAACCAGGATGGGGTACTCTTGACTGGGGGGAAAACGGTTGGGGTACTGTTGAATCTGCAGTTTATTCATTAACAGGATTATCGGCAACTTCATCTGTTGGAGCTTTAAGTCCTGCAGATCAAGTAATGGGACTAACAGGAATAACTGCAACATCAGCAGTTGGATCATTAACTGCAAGTGGATCAGCTACTCAATCTCTGTCAGCTTTATCTGCTACTGCTTCTGTTGGAGCATTAAGCCCAGCAGATGTAATGAGATTAACAGGCTTAACCGCAACGTCAGCAGTTGGATCATTATTAGTAGCCGATGTCGTAGGTATAAGTGGAGTATCTGCTTCTACATCGGTGGGATCAGTAACTATTACATCTAATCCTACATTTACTTTACCAGGTCAATCAGCCACTTCATCAATTGGTTCTTTAACTGCAACTCCTGTAACACCTGCCTCTTTATCAGGACAATCAGCTAGTACAGCTATAGGAAGTTTAACTTCTGTTCAAACTTCAGTAGCTAGTTTAACAGGACTTGGTCAAACAGCCACGGTAAGTTTAAATGATGATAAATTATTTTTATATTATTATGGGACTAAATCACCAAAAAACACTACAGGTTATGCTATTAAATCTCCCAAAAATACAACAGGATATACGGCTAAAACACCTAAGGCTACAGGGGGATATACTACTAAGACCCCACAATAATTATGTTTGACTTAAAACTAAATAAACAATATAAACTAATAAATTAGGAGATAATTATGGCATCAACTTATACACCTCTTGGTGTTGAAAAAATGGCAACTGGCGAAAATGCCGGTACATGGGGAACAAAAACTAATACAAATTTAGAAATTATAGAACAATTTGCTGGTGGTTATACTAGTCAAGCGGTTACAGATTCTGGAACACCCACAGCTCTAAGTGTTTCTGATGGATCAACAGGAGCAACTCTTTCACATAGAGTTATAGAATTTACAGGTTCAATTTCTGGAGCTAGAGTTGTAACAATACCTTTAGATGTTCAAACTTTTTATATTATTAAAAATTCAACTTCTGGTGCTTATACACTTCAATTTAAATATGTTTCAGGTTCTGGAGATACAGTAACATGGTCTTCTACAGATAAAGGAACTAAAATTATTTACGCAACAGCTAATGATGGAACTAATCCTGACCTGGTAGATATGATGGCTACTTCTTCAGGCATAACTTTATCTAATAATAACGCTCTTTTATTCAATGACGCTGATAATTCAGCAGCTGTTGGATTTAAAGCTCCAACGACTGTCTCAGGCGCAGTAACATGGGAATTACCAGCAGCGGATGCTGCAAGCTCTGGATATGCTTTAACATCAAATGCTTCTGGTACATTATCATGGGCATCAGCAGGCGTGAGCGTAAGTAACGTAATAGGAAAATCTATTGCAATGGCGATGATTTTCGGATAATAACAATAGAGGAATAAAAAATGGCAACACCAAATTTATATAGCGTCGATACAATCACCCCTAAGAATGCTATGGGTAATTTAGGGGATACAAACAGAACAACAATGGTTGATGTGTTAGATGATTACTCTGCCAAAATTGAAACAATTTTAATCGCTAACACAGATGGAACTAACGCATGTGATGTTACAATTGAAGTTAGTAATGACAATGGCGGTACTTATTACAAAATAGGAAGTACAATTTCTGTTCCCGCAGATTCAACATTAAGTTTTTTAGATACACCATTATGGTTAGATGAAACAGATTTATTAGCAGTTACCGCAGGAACAGCCAGTGATTTATCATGGCATGTTTCTTATGTGCAAATGAAGGACGCTTAATAGAGGAAGGATATACTAATGCCTAAAATAATTAAAGTAGCAAAAGGATCTTACACTGCATCAGATATTACTATCGATTCAGATGGAAGAGTTATTACAGCTTCCTCAGGAGGAGGCGCTGCAAATTTAGTTGCAACATTTGGAGACACAGGTCCAAGTTCAGGAAACTATACTGCACAACCAGGTGCTAATTATATTGTAGCTTACATAGGTGGCGGCGGAGGCGGCGGCGGAAGAAGTCCCGGTACCGTAATCGGAGCTGCCGGAGGATTTGCTGCTTATGCGACACCTATTTCACAACCTTACACAAAAGCATATTCAATTGGAGCTAGAGGAACTGGACAACAAGGACAAGGCGGAAGTGGAAATGCTGGAGGAGCGACTAATTTTGGTTCTCCTGCAACAGTAACTGCAAATGGTGGAAACGGCGGAGGAGGTCCTGGTGGATCTCAAGGAAGTGTTGGAAGTGTTTCTGGGGCCACTGTAGATCTAACTAGTAAAGGAAGTTCTAGTAAAGGTTCAATGTTTAATAATAGTATAAGAAGACAAATGGGTTTAGATTTTGTGGTAGAATCACCAACTAATTTTGATGCCAATAACCGTATGGTATATCAAGGCTCAGGCGGGGCACAAGCAAACATAGGCGCTGAAGGTGGCGGACCAGGTGGATCTGGTTTCATATATGTTTACGAAAATATAGGTTCTTAATTATGGCAAAAATAGTAATGTCCTCGTTAGAAGATGGTGGAGTTTATAAAGTTTTTGCTGATCAAGCAGAATTAGATGCTTCGCACATAGTTCAATCTGTATATACAATTGTTGATCTATCTGATGCTGATTTAGAAAAAGTTTTAGAAGAAACAGCGACCTTTAAAGTTACTGATGGAGTTTTAGGTGTTGCTGACATATCCCCTACTTGGAATAAAGCAGAATATCATAACGCTAAAGACAAACTTTTAACTGCCTACAATAGTATGGATGATAAAACTAAGAAAGCTTCATTAGAGAGTTTTATAGAAACTGTTAATGGCATCGACATAGATTCTTTAACAGTAGATTCATCGGTATCTTTTTGGAAATACGTAAAATCAATAAATAGTAACGTCGGTTATCACCCTTTACAATTATTATAATATATATTATAAAGCCTTTATAATGCTCGAAAGAATTATAAAGGTACAATGCAAAACTTATTTGTAATAGAAGATTTTTACACTGCTGAAAATTTTGGCTTAATGTCTAATTTTCAAAGAACGTGTAACATGAAAGGTTTACATGTCCCTCAAAATATTTATTATCCCTCAAGACTAGAAGCCTTCCCTACATGGGAATCTGATGATTTTGAAAAAGATCAAATAGAATACAACCTTACAGAAAAAACTTTAATTCAAAAAACAGAGTTTAAAATTAAAAAAATTAAATCTTTTTTTAGAAAAGTATTAACTTCTGAACTTTTAAAATCCCCCTACAAAGGAAGAAATGAGTCCCTTGTGCATCAAGACTCCGACAATTTTGATTGGGCCGGTGTAGTATATTTTGACAGCTTTAGTATAGAGGATGGAACAAGACTGTATTCATATAGAGAACAAGTAAAGCCTGATGTTATAATTGGGTCTAAGCCCAATAGATGTATAATTTTTAAAGCTGCCTTATTTCATTCGGCGGGAATAGATTGGAATAAAGATTCTAGGACTGTGCAAACATTTTTTTTAGAAACGGATAAGAATGTTTGAAAATAAAATAGAATTTAGCGCTCATGAAATATACGTTAATTTGAAAGACAGTTATCCTATTCCAGCAAAAAATAATTTACCTGAATGGTATAAAAAATTAGATCATACTTGGCCAAAGAGAACTGTTAAAGGGTGCATGCCTTTTTTAGATTCAATGTCAGCAGGGTACATTTTAAAATTACCTCAGGACTTTTATGTTAACCACAATTTTACCAACGAAGATGGACAAAAGGATACTACTTTTGCCTGTCCTATGACAGAAGAAGCGGATCTTTTAAATTTACATTTTGTTAATTTAAACCGACAAGGAAATGAACATCATTCTCCACAACAACTTCAAGGCAGTCCACATCTTGAAAAAAATAATAATCAAGGAGTTTTAAAGTTTATGAATCCTTGGAAAATAAAAACTCCTCCCGGATATTCTTGTTTATTTGTCCCTCCTCTTAATAATTCAGATGATAGATTTAGTATAATACCTGGGATTGTTGATACCGATACATATGATAAAGAGATAAATTTTCCATTCATCATAAATGGAGATAAGTATGAAACTTTAGAAACAACTCTGAAAAAAGGAACCCCTTATGTTCAAGTAATACCTTTTAAAAGAGAGGGTTGGAAAATGGTGATTAAAGGAAAAAAATCAAAAGACCTGGTTAAAGAAAAATTTGGATTTTCTTTAAAATTTTTACATAAATATAAAACACTATACTGGAATAAAAAATCATGGAGATAGATGCCTTTATTAGAACGTATAAAATCATAGAAAAAAAACCGTTGTCTAAATTTTTAGCTTACGTTGAAAAAACAAACGCTTTTAAGGCAGCCCCTATTGTTACTAAAAAAGGATTACAAGTTAATACTAAAGTCAGAGATGTTAAAACGTTATTTTTAAATGATTTAGAAAAGAGTTTAACCAATGTTCATTGGTACAATTTTTTTAATAATTGTTTTTTAAGGTGTTTGGAAGAGTATAAACGAGAAACTAATTCCGAGTTCCTGCACTATCAAAATAATTTTGAAATGAGTGTTTTAAAATATGATACCAATAATTTTTATACATGGCACACAGACCATGGTTTAACTACTCCGAGAACCATAAGTTGCATCTTATTGTGTAATGACGACTATGAAGGTGGAGACCTGACATTTAAATTACCCAACCACGAAGAGTTTTCCGTTGAAAGTAGAGCCGGTGAATTAATAATGTGGCCCAGTAATTTCATGTATCCTCATTGCGTTAAACCTGTAACCAGTGGACATAGAATAACCGTTGTTGGATGGGTGGTATAATGAAACATAATGTGTGGCCTTTGTTTTCATCTCCTCTTTTTTCAATTGAAACTGGTTTAAAAAAAAATGAATTAAAGAAATTAGAAACAAAATTAAAGAAAGAAAAAACAGTCCATAGTCCAATTAATAAAATTAGTGAGAACCCTGAACAAAACAATTTTCATACTGGACGAGAAGGGTTGTTACAAAAAGAGGAATATGATACTTTAAAAGACGCAGTGATTAAATCCATAAGGTTTATTAATGATAATTATTTTAAATACAAAACTAATTTTATCATAAGTGATTCTTGGGTGGCATGGGCTCCCCCAAAAAGCAGCTGTACTATTCACAGACATCAAAATTGTTTTTTAAGCGGAGTGATTTATATTAAAGCAAAAGAAGACTGTGGAGATATTGAATTTGAAAACTTTAATCATAGGGACATCTCAGTAGGGCCTAGACACGGGGACACCCTTTATAATGCAGAACGTTTTTGGGTAAAGCCTGCCCCTGGGTTATTATTATTGTTTCCCAGTAATATGTATCATAAGATACATGAAAATAATTCAAACGAAGACAGGGTCTCTGTTTCTTTTGATATTATGCCCACATCTTTCTTAAAGAAATACATTGAAAATAATGAAGTATAAATTAATTAAAAATTTTTTGACACAAGAAGAAATTAATCTTTGTACGGATTACTGTAGAATACAACACCGGCAAAACAAATTTAATTTTGATAATCAAAACAGTAATTTTGATTCCAGCTTCTATGGGGATCCTTTAATGGAATCCATGTTGTTAAACAAAAGAAAGTTGGTTGAAAAACATTCAAAGTTAGAACTGTTACCAACTTATTCTTATTTCAGAGTCTACACCTATAAATCAGATTTATCCAAACACACCGATAGACCTTCGTGTGAGATCAGTATTACAGTTCACATTAACTCGGACGGCACACCATGGGAAATATATATGGGTGGTAAAAAATACAGAACTAAACCAGGAGACGCTGTTTTATATAAAGGTTGTGAAATTGAACATTGGAGAGAACCTTTTGAAGGCGACTGGCATGCGCAGGCTTTTTTACATTATGTAAATTCTAAGGGACCTCATAAAGATTTGTATAAGGATCAAAGAAGAATGTGGGGAGATAAAAAATGAGTTTTTTAGAAACCATGTTTTGTGATTCAATATATCATTCAACTCTATCCAACGAAAAAATTAAAAAACAATTATTGAAAATTGTGTACGACTTAGAAGAGAATGTTGAATCAAATAAAAAAACTAATGAAGGCGGCTATCAAAAAGATTTAAATTGTAGAGATTTATTTTCAGATTTAATATCTGAAGACCTTCATAAATATGAAAGACTTTTAAATTTAAATAAAAAATTAAAGCTGGATAATTTATGGTGTAATATTAATTACAAAAACAGTTATAATGTATCCCATGTACACCCCGAAGTTCATTTCTCAGGAGTCTATTATTTAAAGACGCCAAAAAATTGTGGTAAATTAATTTTTACTAATCCCAATACCTTTGTTAGAATGCATTCTGAAATGGAACAAGCAAGTGAACACCCTGATTTCAAATCTCATTTTTATATAGAACCCGTTCAAAACCTATTGTTAATCTTTCCTTCTTATTTATTACATGAAGTGGCTATTAACAATTCTAATGAAAAAAGAATATCCATATCTTTTAATTTATGCATCAAATAAATATATTTACAAACTCCTTATTTTTCACAGACCAAAAAGATTCAGAGTTTAAAAAAGAGACGATAAAAACAAAAAGTGTGGATAAGGCAAAGTTTACTGACATGTTAAAAAATTTTGCAGCTGGGTTAGCGAAGAATTATAATATAAGTTTTCAAGATGTCTTTATAGATAATATAAAATACTATGAAGATTTAAAAGACCAGACAAATTTAAAAATTGTTACAACCGATGTTTTGTTTCAAGGCTTATACATGGTGGATGTTGATGAAGATTGTGGTTTAATTTTTTTTGAAAGAGATTCCGGAGAGTTTATATGTCACCATACTGATTTTATTCCCCAGTTTAATTTCATAGCCAGAGAGAATACTATTGTATGTCTTCCTTCAAACATTGATTTTAAATTAAAAGAAAATAAGTCAGATAAAAAAAGACGGTATATTTATTTCACTCTATCCGTTTAAAAATAAATAAAATTTACATTGATTCTTGCGTCTTGATCAGTGCATGTTGTGCTGTGATGTTTTTGATGTGATTTAAAAAACAACATTCTATTTTCAATAGATTTTATTTTATTGTTTGAAAGTCCTGTGTACCCATTATTGTTGTTAATGTAAAGTATAGCGCTGTTACATTTAGGGTCATCATGATCACGATGCAATGCGTGTTTTTTTATCTTAGGGGTGTGAGGATAAAAATTACATTTTACTCGAAATAGTTTTTTTATTTCTAATTTTAAAAGAATGGGTCCAAGTAAATTAAGGGCGGGTTGACTCAGTATCTTTTGATCTTCATATACGGTATGACTTAAATAAAAATTTCCTATAGCATTATCTTTTGGATACGCCACATTATTTACATAGTACCAGGGGAAGGTGTTAGTGAGTAAGGTATTTTTTATTTTTAAAAACTCATCTTCGGGTAGAAACTTATCTTTTATTTGAAACATTTTATTAAAATATTAAGGTTAAAACGAACCGCATCTTTTAAAGGAGGATTACCTTTATGTTCAACCATACTTTTATATACTTTTGCTTGGCCTATTTTATCGACATAAAATTTATTGTTAATAAAAGTGCCTCCATCGGTCGTGTGTGGATTATATAATATGCTTAAAAAATCGTCGGTGTATTCGTCCTTATGAAGGTCAGTATGATTTTTAGGAAAATACATATTCCATAAAAATCTTCTTACTTCATATTTTTTAATGTCTAATTGCTCACAGATTTTTTTAGTAATTTTGTATGCTTCTTTATTAAGAGGTGAATCAAAAGGTTTTCCATCTTCCAATGATAACACACTAAAACCTCCTCCTCTCCCTGCGAACAAGGGAGGCATTAAGTTCCCGTAGTCTAAACATTTCGTTAAGTACCATTGATGATAACAAAGTTTATTAATTAAAGCTAAGTTTTCTTCCTTTGATAAAATATCATCAATTAAAGTAACCTCATTAGTATTCATATTTTATGATTCGTTCTTTCAATAAATCCTCTCGAATCTCTTTTACATCAAAATTAAATGAAATAATAGTTCTTTTTTTATTTGTCTCATTGACTCCTGATCTATGTATGACGTGGGCGGGAAATACAATAAAATCCCCTTCCACTACTTTTAATGAAATAGCTCGGTTTAAATTAAGGGGGTCGAGTAGCTGGGTATATTGATGATTATCAAATTCTAGATAGTACACACCAGTGAGATTATTAGCGTGAATATGCCACCCATGAGTACCCTGGTTTTCATATTGTTGAAACCATAATTCATGTATTTTAATTGTTTTAAAACCTATTTTAGAAACCATCTTAACTAAATGGTCGTGGATATGTTGACCCGCATATTTAACCCAAGGCCTCTCAAAGTCCGAAGATTGATCCCAGTCTAATTTATGAAAGACATCTTCAAACCCTGTTTTACTATAGTTAGTTTTTGATTGATCAATCAACGATAATAGGCTATTTTTAATGTTTAAATGATTACTAAAGTGCTCTTTTAAAAGAGGAGTTCCTATGGAAAGATTCATAAAAACATGTATTATAGGTTTTTTTAAAAAATTGTATACTGTAAATTTAAATGATAAATAATTAATATGCTACAAAAAATAGGTTTTTTACCTGGATTCAATAAACAAGTTACTGCTACCGGAGCAGAAGCACAATGGACTGGTGGGGAAAATGTGCGCTTTAGATATGGTACTCCCGAAAAAATAGGTGGGTGGAATCAATTAGGACAAGATAAATTAACAGGTGCAGCGCGACAGATGCATCATATTGTTAATAAAGACTCAGTAAAATTTTCTATTATAGGTACTAACAAAATTTTATATGCGTATACTGGTGGTGTATTTTATGACATTCACCCATTAGTTAATCCGTCAGGTACAGCCATCTCTAATGCTTTTAGTACAACTAATAATGATCCTGTTGTAACTATTACTGCTACTTCTCATGGTTTTCAAGCTGGAGACATTTGTTTATTTGGTGACAGTTCTACCTTCAGTGCAATAACAAATTCTAATTTTGGATCATCCGATTTTTGTGATAAAAAATTTATGGTTACTACAGTTGTAGATTCAGATAATTTTAAAATTACAATGGATTCTAATGAAACAGGAAGTGGTGCTACTACTTCTGGAGGTATAACTTATTATAGATACTATCACGTAGGACCTGCTGAACAGTTGGGAGCTTATGGTTTTGGTATATCATTATATGGTGGTACAATTTTAGGTTCAACTACTACTACACTAACAGCACCTGGATTAGGCGACAATGCTTATGGAACAGGTGGCTCAGGAACTACAGTTAATGTTGGAAGTACCACAGGATTTCCTTCTTCAGGAACTAATTATTTTCAAGTAGGAAGTGAAGAAATTTCTTACACAGGCGTAACAGCCACAAGTTTTACAGGAATTACTAGAGCGGTTAGAGGTTCAACAAGAGCTGCGCACAGTGGTGGAGCTACTATTACTAATACATCTAGTTGGACTGGATGGGGTTCTGCAGCATCAAACACTGACAAAACTATTGACCCAGGATTATGGTCCATTGATAATTTAGGAGATAATCTTATCGCCTTAATTCATAACAGCGCGGTATTTGAATGGGATTCTGCTGCAAGTAATGCTACATCAACGAGAGCTACTATTATATCTGGAGCCCCAACAGCATCCAGAGATATGTTAGTATCTACACCTGATCGTCACTTAGTTTTATTTGGAACAGAAACAACGATTGGAGATACATCTACCCAAGATGATATGTTTATTAGATTTTCTTCTCAAGAAGATATAAATACATGGGCACCAACAGCAATCAATAGTGCGGGTACACAAAGACTGGCCGCCGGATCACGGATCATGGGAGCTAAACTTGGTAAATCTGCAATTTATGTATGGACCGATACAGCTTTATTTACCATGAGATTTGTAGGTACTCCGTTTACTTTCGCCTATGATCAAGTAGGTACAAACTGTGGATTAATAGGAATGAATGCAGCCGTTGAGGTAGATGGTTCTGCTTACTGGATGTCTGAGAATGGTTTCTTTAAATATAGTGGTAAACTAGATTCACTGGACTGTTTGGTTGAAGACTATGTTTATGATGACATTAATAAAACTTCTAACCAATTAATATACTGTGGATTAAATAACTTGTTTGGTGAAATTATGTGGTTTTATCCCACTAGTACATCTAATGTAAATGACAGAGCTGTGGTTTATAGTTATTTAGATTCTACAGCAGAGAGACCTATCTGGTTTACAAACGCGAGTTCAATTTTTAGAAGAACTACTTGGATTGATTCTGCTATTTTTGGTTTACCCCATGCTACAGATTATAATGCTTCTGACGACGCTTCGTTTGATGTGACGGGAAATACTGAAGGAACCACTATTTATTATGAGCATGAGACAGGGGTAAATTATATTAAAGGAGGAACTACATATGCAGTGCCTTCTAACATTCTTTCAGGTGATTTTGACATTACTCAAGACCAACAAAGAGGTATTACTTTTAGAGGAGATGGAGAATTTATCATGAGGATCAGTAGATTTATACCAGACTTTATTAGTCAAAGTGGAACAGCTATAGTAGAGTTTGATCTTAGAAATTTTTCTAATCAAGCCGCAGTAAGCTCGACATTAGGTCCTTTTAATGTTACAACCAGCACTACATATCAATCGTGCAGAGCACGAGCGAGGTCTATTGCTGTTAAAGTATCAAACACAGCTATAGATTCAAATTGGAAACTAGGTACATTTAGATTAGATGTACACGCAGGAGGAAGAAGATAATGCCGTTTAAGTCAGAAAAGCAAAGACGCTATATGCATGCTAACTTACCCGAGATCGCACAGAGATGGGAAAGAGATTATGCAGGTGGTGGTATTGCTAGAGTAGGATACCAACAAGGTATGGGAGTTGCACCTGTTCCTCCTAATCCTATGTTAACTAATATGCAAAAAATGAAACCTTTGGCATTAGATGTTATGACAGGACAACATATGCCAGGAATTAGTCCGCACTATGGAGGATATGGTCCAATTGATCAATGGGGAAATATACAAATGGATTTAGAAAAAGATGATATTAGATCTGGGGCACAGGTTCAAGAGCAACCAGCTTGGTATAACAGAATGTTTAATAAAGCTGGTGAAGGTATAAGAGGAATTAAAAATAAATTTACAGAAGGGTGGGATAGCTCAAAAAATTTTGCAAACAATATACTGGATAATACTTTGATGGCAAAACTAATGGCAGGATTTGACGCAACAAACGAAGACGCATTTAATTATAATCCAGCACTGCGAGGTCAAATAGATTTCATGAAAGGCCAAGGTAAGTATGGAGTAATGGATCCAAGTGGATTAAACAAAATTACAGGAGGCGCATTAAGAGGTAAAAATTTACAATCCATGTTTGGATCAAATGACTTAACTACTATGTTTGATAAAAGTATAGCTCAAACACAAAAAACTATTGATAATTTTGCTAACCAATGGGGTAATTTAAAAGAAGAAGAGGACGAGGGGTTACATAACCTATATACCCAAAAATTACAAGTTCATCTTAATCGTTTAGCCCAGAAAAAAAAGGAGCAAAAAGAATATTTTGATTCTCTTCAAAAGAAAGTTCCATCAGGTGATCCTAAGAAAAACTGGATAACAAAAAAAACTAGCGGCGGTAATGGCGGTGGTGGTCCTGGCCCTGGGGGAGGCGATACTGCTAGCAAAGGTTCAGGAGCTAAAGCAGGAACAACAGGATCCTGGACTCCGGGAGGTACGTATAACGCACCTTCAGGGCATAATCCTCATCGTTATGCTGAAGGAGGCCTAGCAAGTCTATGGCCAAGATAGTACAAACATTAACCCGAGCAAGCACAAACTACAGAGAAGACGTAGCTCAATCTTTAGTTAGAGATTTAGATGCTGTCTTAGAAAAATTAAACACAACGTTTCAAGAAGAAATTAAACAGGAGATAGAAGCTAGAAGTTTCTTTTTAGATTAATGGCAGTCGTAAATCAATACAAGTTTGTAGGGATAGATAATGACACTAGTAATGGGGAGTTAAATCCTTTTGGTAGTGGTAATCCTTTAGTTAGTGAAACGTATGTTATTAAATCTATTCTTGTTACATCAGCTGGCACTCCTAGTGCGACTGTAACAAACAATTCTATTACAGCTATTAAATCAGGGGCTTTAACAGCCAATACAACTAAAGAATTATTAACAAACCCACTAATAGTTGAGGGTGGAAAGACCCTTACAATTAAAGCAGGTAGCACAGACTCATTTGACTTGGCTGTCAGCTACCTAAATATCAAGAAAGAGGTAACAACTTAATGACAAATATTATGGAAATAAAACCTGATAAAATAATAACTACTATTTCTAACCTTAAAACAGGGGAAATATACAACACCGAAGAGGAATGGAAAGCTAAGGGAATCGCTGAAACTGACATTAGAAGAGACATTAAAGTTATAATGCCTCCACTTGATTTGTTTGGAAAAACAAGTTAAAGTATACACTCAGGAAATTTTCACCTGCTCTTAACTTAAATGAAGCAAAATTATGGCACTATTTGAAGAACAAATTACAGATACATTAGAGACAGGGGCTCCGTCTATTAAATACGAAGGAGAAGAAGGCCCTCAAGATCCTAGACAAGAGCAGATGTTAGCTCAATTAAAAGAAGAATACATGCAATATGTATTTGAAATGAAAGAGTTACAGGAACCTATTATGTCTTTTGAAGAGTGGTATCAATCTGTTTACGAAGCTAGCAAGATGGGTGTTCAAGCTCCTCAAGAAGAGATGGGTATGCAACAACAAATGATGAGAGAACCAGCAGCTTATGGTGGTATCATGGATACTGAATCAGGAAGAAGAGCTTATGGTTTAGGAAGTATATTTAAAAAGATTACAAATCCAATTAAAAAAGTTGTTAAAGGTGTAGCCAGTGGTGCAAAGAAAATATTTAAAAGTCCAGTAGGTAAAATGGGATTAGCTGCATTATTAATGGGTCCAGCAATGGGTGCATTAGGTGGGGGAGCGCCATTAGGAGCTGGTAAGTTTTTAGCAGGCGGTCCTAGAGTAGCAGGTTTAGCAGGCAAAAGCACAGGACTTAAAGGTTTATTAAGCAAAGCTATACCTCATTTAACAAACCCAAAAACTTTAGCTAAGATTGGTATCGGTGCAGCAAGTGCACTACCATTACTAGGTATTGGAACTCAAAAGCAAGAACAAGTTGTACCTGACATGGGTAAACTTGGAAGTTTTGATTTTGATTATGATAAAATGATTAGAAGAGGTCAAAATTTAAAAAGTACTCAAGACATTATAGATTATAATAAAGAATACGGAACGGATCTTGTTGAAGATGAATCTGTTTATAGAACTGAAAACGCTTATGGTGGAAGAATTGGATATGCTGATGGAGACGTGGTTGAAGAAGCAAGTATCATGGAAAAGATAAGACCAGGAAGTGTAGATATTATTGAAAAAATAAAAGAAGGAATTATTGAAGGTGGCAAACATGGAAGGGGAATTCCCGGACTAGACGACGCTGTGTGGATAGAAAAGATTAAAGATTTTATAAGAAAAAAAAGAGGTGAAGGAAGACCTGATTTAAGACCAGGTTCTATGGAAGAAATTGAAGAATTATATGAAGGGTTAAGACCTAGAGATCCTATACATCCTATGCCTATGCAACCACCGAGAAGACCTATGAGACCTATGCCTATGCAACCACCTAGAAGACCTCGAAGAGAAAGAGAAGGATACGCTTTAGGATCTAAAGCAGACTTTGCAATAGAAGATGTTATGACTGGTGGAATGGAAGATGAGATTGGTGGTATCACAGGTATCATGAGACAAGCTGATCTTCAACGTAAAGGAAACGTTGGTCAGTTCTATGCGGCTGAAGGTGGTTCACCTAATGAAGGTGGGATCATGGACCTTGGTGGTATGGAAAAAGATTATAGAAATACTGGTGGCTTTGTAGAACTGGGAGCAGAAGAAAAAGCAGATGATGTACCAGCAAGATTAAGTAAGAACGAATTTGTAATGACAGCTGATGCTGTTAGAGGCGCAGGTGATGGAGACATCGACAAAGGCGCATCGATCATGGAAAACATGATGAAAGATTTAGAAGGAAAAGGTAAAGAAGAAAACATGAAAATGGCTGGACCTGATTGGTACATAAAAAGAATAGAACACTTAATGTTTTTAGGTTATAGCTATGATGAAGCTGCAGACATAGCTTATGATAGTAATAAATATTATGAAGTCGTAGGACACGATGCAAAAAAAGGAGCTTCAGATATGTTTGAAGTTTCGGAAAGATTAAGCGAGGTAGTATAATGGGTGATATAGCATTAAGAGGAAATAAACTTACAAGAACCAGAGTTAAAAAAGGTGTAGGTGGTATTTTAAAAGGTATAGGAAAAATAGTTAAAGGTCCTGCTAATAAATGGAGAATGGAGCAGGCAAAGAATTTAAAAAAATATCGTTTGAAAACTAAGATTGAAAAAGGAAGAGCAGGAAGAGAGGCACGTAAAATAGTATCTGATTGGGATAAAAAACATGTATCTTCTAACCCTGAATTAAAAAGAGCTATGTCTCAACAAAGACATCCAAAGTCTTGGAGAAGACAGATTACAAAAAAATTGAAGGAGAGTAAGTAATGGCTGGCGCACTAATTAAAAAAATAATACAGGGGATCGGAAAACAAATTAAAAAAGTTAAACCTAAGAAAAAATGGTCTAAGAAAAATATTGGTATAGGAAAAATAAAAGATCAAAAACTTTATAAAACTTTAGGTAAAGATAAGTATGGAGATATACAAATTATTAATAAAGGTCCTCAAAAAGGATTTAGAGTTCCATTAGATAAAAAGAAATTTGCGGAAAGAAGACCATGGGCAGGTGATAAAAGCTATAAAGCATCTTATGGAGAAAGAATTCCTACTCCTTTTCCTGAACATCATTATACAAAAAAAGCTTCAGGTGGTTTAATTAGAGGCTTTCCTAAAATTGCTAAGAAAGGTTGGAGATAATGGCTGTACAACAAACACAAATGTTACCGGCACCGTTTCTAACGGATGTCTCAAAAGATTACGCTAAAAGATTAGGAGCTGTTACATCTGCACCTTTAGATACATCTAAATTTGCACCGGGTATTGCGGGTCAAGATCCTTATCAACAGCAAGCTTATCAATTAGCTGGTCAAGGTATAGGCGCTTACCAACCATACTTAACGGGCCAAGGAGCATACGCTGGAACACCAACAGACATGAGAGGTGTACAAGATTATTTAGGACAAGCAGCAGGTTACTCTGGACCACAAGCTTACCAACAATTCATGTCACCTTATCAACAACAAGTTATTGATAAAACTTTAACAGAATTTGATAGACAAACCCAAGCTGGTTTAACTGGAATAGGTCAGAAAGCTGCGATGTCTGGAAACTTAGGTGGTGGTAGAGAAGGTGTTATGAGAGCAGAATACCAATCAAACCAAGATGCAAAACGAGCATTAATGAATGCACAAATGTTACAACAAGGTTTTGGTCAAGCACAAACCGCAGCTAACCAAGCATTCGGTCAACAAAGAAATTTAGCACAGGACGTTTCTGGACTAGGTGGATTACAATATAAATTACAAGGTCAAGATGTAGGAAGATTAGGATCAGCGGGCGCGATCCAACAAGCTCAGGCGCAGGCAGAAGCTGATGCTATGAGAGAAGGAAATAGACTAAAAGCATACGAACCATATGAGAGATTAGGATACCTTGGCAGCGGTTTATCTTCTATGTTGGCTGGTATGCCTGGTGCATATTCATCAACGGTAATGCCTGATAAAGATCCATTAACAAAAGCTTTAGGAATTGCATCGGTGGGAGGACAATTCTATAAAGACGTATTTGGAGGTAATACCCCATAATGAGTAGAATATTTCATAGACCTATGTTTAGAATCGGCGGCTCAGCTGGAGGTATAACTTCTGGTTTGAGACGAGGGTATGCTGACGGAGAAGATGTACAAATAAGTGATGAACTTCTTGGAACTCCGGACTATCAAGGTGGTACTACAACAAGTGATCTTATTAATAAAGAAGAAGTAGTAAAAGAACAAGCAACACCATCCAGCAATGAAGCAGGGATGTCTTATAGAGATTTAATTGAAGGTCTGGGGGACATGGAACCACCTCAAGCTCCTGGTTTTGATTGGGGTACATTTGGTTTAAATTTAATGAGCGGTCCATCCGAAGGAGATATTTGGAGTGATATAGGTTCAGCAGGAAAAGAACCTTGGGCAAGATATAAACAAGGAAAACAATTATACGCACAATCTAAATATAAAGATAAGTGGGCTAAGAAACAATTCATGTTAGATGCTTATAGTAAATTAAATTCTGACGAAAAAATTGCTATTGAAAAAGAAATAGAATTTTGGATGTCAAGCGCAGGTGGAAAAAAATCTAGAGAAGAAGCATTAGAGTTAGTAATGTTTAGAAAACCTAAAAATCCTAAAGATGTTGCAAGAGAAAACGAGTTAAGACAACAAGACGAATTAGCTCTTGAACTTCAAAATATTAGAACAGGATTAGGAGATAAGTTTACGACCTTAGATGATAAAGATGCAATGCAAATTAAAAGAGCTAAAGATTTTGCAAGAGAAAATAATTTAGGTTTTGATTTAGATGCTTCAATTATAATTGATCGTTCAACTTGGAGTAATTTTAAAGGAGCTATAGGTGACGATGAAAATATTACATTAACAGAAAAAAATGTTGGAAATTTTACAGATGGTAATGTTTATGTTGATATTGTAACGGGAAATATATACGAAAAACAAGGTATTAATCTTATCAAGCGTAATTAGGAGGTCACATGGTTAGATATTTTGACCCAAGACAACTTATTTTAGATCAACAAGAAGAAGAAGAAAAGAAAGTACAAGACGTTCTCTTAACTCAAGAACGATTAGATTTATTAAAAGAAGAAAAAGAAAAAGCTTTAAGAAAAAGAAGTAGTATAAGAGAAGGTTTAACCGAAGCTGCTAAAATTATTAGAGACGTTAAATTTAGAATTAAAGAAGGCGACGACGCCTATTACGATTATAAAAAAAAAACTGAACCTGATTTCCAAGACCCTAGAGAATACGCTGAAGGAAAAGTTTTTATAACTCCATCTGAATTAGAAAACATGGAGAAGGGTGGTAAGAAAGTAAAAAATTTAAAAAAAAAATACGAAGACGAAGACGAAGAAAGAGAAACAGTTGAGAGAAAATATGGTGACGTAGAAGGAATTAAACCTCAATTAGCAAGTTATGAAGTAGATGGAACTACTGGTTTATTAAAAGAAGACAGCACAAATGATCCTTATTCAAGTAGTGTAAGTGTGGGAGAATCATTAGGTTATGCAATAGTTTCAGGGGGTATTAAAATTCCTTATGGTTTTGTTAATCTTGGAGCAATGCTTTTAGATTGGGCCGATAAAAATGAAGTACCTGTAGATCAAAGTAGAGTAGCCAGATTAGAAAGATGGTTTGAACAAACATTGCTTGGTGAAGTAATGACATTTAGTGAAGCTAAAGCTAAAGAAAATGCCATCGGAAGATTAACTGAAGTCATGGTACAGATGTATGGTGGCTGGGGAACACTTGGTAAACAGGGAGTTAAAATTAGTGATGAAGCTTTTAATATGTTTAATAAAGCATGGGATGCAGCTAAAAATGGGAAGTATATAAAAACTACAGGCAATACTAATCTAGCTAGAGGTGTTAAAGAAGTTAAAAAATTTAATAATCTTTCAAAGAAACAAAGATTTACATCCATCGCTGTAGGCGGAGGTCTATCCGGTTCAGTTGTTTATGATGCAGAAAACGTTGGAACGTTTGGAGATCTTGCAGAAGAATTTGGAATGATAGAAGAAGCAGAATACACTGCGTTAGATAGAAAAGAAAAAGCTACTTCAAAAGAAGATGCAACAAGAATGTTATATAATAAATTAAAATTTTCAGGTGAGATGGCCTTTCCAATTATCCCTGCTATCTGGGGTGTTGGTAAAATAGGAAAAAATATTATAAGCGGAACTTTTAAACGGGCACAAAACGCTACTAAGTTTGATAGAATGGTAGAGAAATATGTGTCTAAACCTTTTAGAGCACGGAGTGAATATCCCGAAGAACAGTTTCAAGCTATGCAAAGACTTAAAGGTAAAGAAGAATCTGCTAAAGTTTTATCAACAGATTTTTTAAAAAATATAGATAACATTGTAAAAAGATTATCAAGAGATACTCAAGTTGCTTCTAATGCTACAGGATTAACAGAAGGTATATCGCAAAATATAATAAAATTACTTAACAAAGGAGTTTTTGATGTAAGCAAAGGTAAAATTGTACGAAGAGGATTTGAACCAAAAGCTTATAAATCTTTTAAAGAAGGATTAGAAAAATTAAAAATTCCTCAGAATGAAATAAGAAATATCTTAAAAGAAATAGATAACGTTGAAGGGTACTGGACTCAGTACATGAACACTATTTTTAAAGGCGGTAATTTAAACATAGGTTTAAAAGAATTTACTAAACTTATCAATGAAAGAATTGGAGACACTTTAGCCACAGAATATAAAATTTTTGGAGATAAAGCTTTAAGACCTATTGATGGATACACAGTATCAAGAGAAATTAAAGATGAAGTAGCTCAAATATTTAAAAGAAACTATGATGCTAATAAACCTCGAGGTGCGAAAGCTATGAGTAAAGAAGAAGCAAGGTTAACTGTTGATCAAGTTATTAAAAATGTAGAACTTGATCCTAAAACCGCACAACCTTTCTTTAAATACCCAGGTGTTGGAATGAATGCTGAAAAAGCTTTAGTAACTAAGTCTATTGCTAAAAACATTACTGGTGGTGGTAAATTTAAACCTGATGGCGACGGAGGATTAATACAAAAAGAATCTGACCTTCGATCTTTTCAAAAATTATTTGGAGGGTATGAAGACGCTAATAATTTAATTGCTAATGTAACAACTGATCTTGCAAACATTGCATCTCGAGATCGTTTTTATAATATAATTAAACAAAGTTCAGACAAAATGATTAAACGAGGAGAGAGAGGAATTGTTTATGACAATTATTTAAACGCTGCAAAAGGTTGGCAAGGCACTGCAGAAAATATTATTACAAAAAGCGATGGTTTAAAACTACCTAACTTACTAGGAGAAGAAGCCTACACAGTTCCTATTAATAACATGTTTACTACTGAAGCTATGGAACAAGGTCTAATTCAAGGACAAAAAAATCAATTGGGGGGTATAACTAAACATTGGTTTTATCAAAACGCTGTTATGTTACCAAAAGGTTTACTTCAAATGGGTAAAACAGTTGGTGGTCCTTTCACTCATGCCAGAAACTTTTCATCTGGAGCTGTGACTATGGTAGCTCTTGGAAACTTATCTTATGGGATAAGACATCCTTTAGTATTTGGTAAAGCATTATGGAGAGCTTTAAATACTGTTCAACCACAAATATTATGGAGAAATAAACCAGGTACTAACTATACAGCTGGTGCAAAAGTAAACACTGATGAATTAAAACAAGGTGGTCAAGCTTTATATAGATTCTTACTTGATGAAGGAATGGTTAATCAAAATGCTGTGTACAGAGATGTAATGGGTCTTGTAGAAGAAACTCAAAAATTAGGTTGGTTAAAACAAATGATAACTAAACCCAAAGGTTGGGCACAAAAACTTGTAAAGGCTGCGCAAGATATGTACGTAGCAGAAGATGATATTTGGAAAGTAGCAAACTTTTTAATTGAAGATCAAAAACTACACGATGCATATGCATCTGCTCTTAAAAAAGGATTGATTAGAGGTGATGCACTACCATCCGACTTAGAAATAATGAAAATGGCAACTAAAAATATTAGAGAGTTCATGCCTAACTACGCTTACGTTAGTGACATGGTTCAATCAACTAGAAGATCACCGTTAGGTAACTTCGTATCATGGCCCGCGGAACAAGTAAGAACTAATACTAATATAGTTACTCGTTCTTTAGATGATTTAAAAAACCCTATTCTTAAAAATTTAGCAGCCGAAAGACTTGCGAGCTGGGCTATTGCACTTGGAACCATAGGTCCTTTGGCTGTATGGGGAGGCTCTCAAATGTATGGAATAGGTAAAGAAAAATTATATGCACTTAAAGAATTCGTACCATGGTTCTCAAAAGATTCTACTATCATACCAGTTTATGAAGATGGTAAATATAAATACATAGATTTTAGTAGAGCTTTTTTCTATGATGTCGTCACTAATCCACTACAAGCAGTGATCACTTCAATGGAACAAGGTGGAAAACAAAGCCCGGTTCTTCCTGAATTTGCTAAAGGAATGGTAAAAGCTTTGGCAAGATTAGCTGAACCATTTGTATCAGAATCTATTTATGTACAGGGTATCGCAGATATATTTGTAAGAGGAGGCTACACTAGAGAAGGCACACAAATATGGAATCCAGAAGATGCGTGGGGAAATAAAGTATGGGAAAGTATAAAATATATAACTAAGTTATATGCACCTGGTTCTAACATTCAAATGCAAAGATTATTATATGCAATGACGGGTAAAACAATTAAAGGAACACAGTATGAAGTAAGTGATGAACTATTAGGATTGATTGGTTTAAGAAAAACTCCATTAGACATAGAGAGATCTTTAGAAATTAAAGTAGGAGAATTTTTAAAAGCAGAATCTAATGAACGAAGATTAATTTATTCAGGCACTCTTACAGGTGACCCTGTTAAAGATGAGAATAAAATTATTCGACAATTTATTTTTGCTAACGAACA